GCACAATACTATCAGAATGGGTCATGGTAATCCTTATAGTTACTATAGTAATACACTTGCAATGCGTATGACAGGAACGGGTACAGGTTCAATATTTACACAAACTATAATAAATAATGTTGCGCAGGGTTGGAAAACTGTTTGGGATTCTAGCAATGATGGTTCTGGTTCTGGATTAGATGCCGATACATTAGATGGTATTCAAGGTTCTTCATATCTAAGGAGCGACGCAAGTGATACCTTTACAGGTACGTTGACAATGGCAGGTCAACTGCAAATGAACGGAAATATAATTAATGACGTTGAGGATATTTATCTCAGGGATAAAATGTATCACGATGCAGATACAAATACTTATTTTGGATTTAGTTCAGACACAATGAACTTTTTCACAGGTGGCACACGAAGACTTTTAGTTAATAATACAGGCGTAAGTGTAACAGGTACAATGGTCGCTACAGGTGATGTTACTGCTTTCTCTGATGAGAAACTAAAAGAAAATATTGAAGTGATACCAAACGCGATTGAAAAAGTATCACAAATAAGAGGTGTTACATTTACCAGAAATGACGTTGAGGATAAAGAAAAAGTATACACTGGTGTTATTGCTCAAGAAGTTGAAAAGGTATTACCCGAAGTTGTAAGTACAACCGAAGACGATACTAAGACAGTTGCTTATGGTAACATGGTTGGTCTATTAATTGAAGCAGTAAAAGAACAACAAGAACAGATTAATGAACTCAAGAAACAGATTGAGGAGATGAAGTAATGCCGATTGCTCCTTCAGGAATTATATCCTTAGGAACTGCCGCAGGAACTAACCGAAGTATTTCTGCTGAGTTTGGAGGAAGTACTCCTCACTCAATGAGTGAATATTATTCGGGAGGAAGTAATGTTCCTTCAGGTTCGGCAGACTCAGATGGTAACGTGATTCCTACTAGTGGTACAATTAAATTTTCAGATTTTCATGGTACTCCCTTTCCTCAACTTGTTCATTCCAGTACAGTGGTAACATTCTATCAAGCAAGTCAATATTTTTCGGTGTCTGGATACAATACAAGTTCTGGTAGTATGAGCAACTCAACAATAAGTTCCTTTAATGGTAAATCAAATGTTCCCATCACACAACTACAAAGATTTGGTCCAGCGGGAAGTGAAAAATTAACATTTACGGTAAATAAAAATAATGAGACAATATCGAACGCGGGATTTACTTCCATAAAAATATATATGAATCAAAGTTCTGCGGGAACAGTAACTATCACAAGAAATAGAACTGCGGCGACATATACATTTAATAATGGTAATGCTACATGGACATGGTCTGACGTTACTCTCGCACAAGCATTTGGTTCAACTACTGGTCAAACTAACTTTATGGAACTAACGCCATGACATTTACTTATTCACATATTACAAGAGACTCAATACTCCTAACTACACTTACTGATTCAGACGGAAGTTTAGTTGAAGTTCCCTCCAAGTTAAATGACGACAATAGTGTTAACGAAACTTTGTCTAAGAGATTTGCGGAAACTGTATACTATGAGAATACTACAGTACAGACACAATTAGAAAGAATTTTTTCTCTTGACGAAACCAGAGTAAAAGATACGACGTACTTGAATGGTAGTGCGACAAGAACAGACTATGCGGTGGGGACTACTCAGGGGCAAGCAATCGTTGCGACATTAAACGATGACTTCTCAGGGGAAGTCTCTTCTTATGATAACAACACTATAAACCTTGTTGGAGAATATACTGCGCAGAGACCACCCTATAATGTAAACAACAATATCTCGTTCTATAACTTTGATGCTCCAACCGATACTATTAAGAATAGTTTTGGAGCAACCTATCAGGAATATAAAGAGTGGTACGGATTGAAGGTTGACACTGTAACGAATAACGTGCTCGCAAAGTTTGTGATACCCGAAACAGAAATGAAGAGAGTTGATGTCGATACCTATAATAAAATAAACGCATTATTACCTATACATAGTAATCAATTCTATGCCAGAATACACGACAAGTCAAGTAATATAAATGAGAATGTAGATGTATATTTTCAGGCAGACCCTAGTGTCATGAAGTCATGGTGTACTACAAACTCGTACACCTTTCCTTATGATACGACTGACGATACGATTGAACCAAAGTTGTTTATATGGGGTTGCGTCTACAACACAACATCGGAGACTATAACGCATGTCAAAGCATACGCAAGAACAACAGTATAATAAAGAGATATTTGAGGAAGTCAATAAGAAGTTCTGGGAAAAGAATGAAAAAGAAAACCGATATTCCGAAGGTATTTTTGATATAAATAAGAGTAGAAAGTAAACTAAGAGAGTAAAAAAATGGCAATAACAAAAACAAGTGAGTTAAGTGAAGTGGTGGTAACACCCGCAATAGATTCATCTGCAGAAGATACCGCAAATGATAAACATCCTGTAATACGAGCATCATATTTTGATACATATTCTGAAACTGGTGTAGAGGATGTTAGTAAACTTGTAAGAAAAGAATTTAAAAAGTTTGTTGAGGATGGAGGTGCCGCTACTGATGTAAGTGGTGAAGATGCTCTCGTTCAAACAATAGCAACTGCTATTTGGAGTTAAGAAATGGCGAAACCACAGTCAAGGAACCAACTGATAGACTATTGTCTTCGTAGGTTAGGTCATCCTGTCATCGAGATTAATATTGATGACGAACAGATAGAAGACCGACTTGACGATGCGTTACAGATGTTCATGGAATACAATAGTGAAGGTAGTTCAAGGATTGCCCAAGCAGTAACCATAACAGATGCTATGATCACTAATAAGTATATTGATTTAAATACTGCTTTTGGTGGTGCATACAACGATAGAATACTCAGTGTCAATCGAGTATTCCCTATTAACAGTACAACGTCTTCAGTAAATTTCTTTGACCTTAAATATCAAATGAGATTAAATGATATAAATGACCTTGCTTCAGGTATAGGAGACCTCGCTTATTTAGAACAAATGGAACAATATCTTGCTACTATAGATTTAAAACTTACAGGTCATCCTCAGGTAAACTTCAACCGTATAGATTCAAAACTTTATATTCAAGGCGACCTTGGTGCAGGAGGAGAACTCGTTGCAGGAAATAAGGTTATGGTAGAAATGTATATATCTACAGACCCTTCTCTCGGTAATGTATATAATAATGTATTTATGAAAGAATATACAACTGCTTTACTCAAACTACAATGGGGTGAGAACCTTGTCAAGTTTGATGGTATTACTCTCCCCGGAGGTGTTACGTTAAATGGTAGACAGATTGTGGATGACGCTAAACAAGAAATAGAAATCATAAGAGCAAGAATATATAACGAGTATGACACACCTGTAGATTTCTTTGTAGGATAAATAATGGCGACTAGTAAGTATTTCAAACATAATGTAAGGTCAGAACAAACTCTCGTAGAAAGTCTAGTGATTGAGTCACTTCAGTTCTATGGTCAAGACCTATATTATCTACCAAGAGAAATAGTCAACAAGGATAAAGTATTCCTTGATGATGTTCCTTCAAGATTTGGTCAAGCATACAAGATTGAGATGTATCTTGACGGTAATCAGTTTGAAGGGGACGGAGAACTTTTCCAGAAGTTTGGTATTGAAATAAGAGATGCGGCAACTTTCGTTGTTTCCATAAAGAGATGGAAAGAACTGATTGGTCGTAAACTCACAGAGAATAACTTTAGACCTCGTGAAGGTGACTTGATATACCTACCGATGTCCAACTCTATATTTGAGATAACCAAGTGTAGCAACTATGACCCATTCTTCCAACTTGGTCAACTACCTACTTACAAATTATCGTGTGAGTTGTTCGAGTACAATGATGAAGACTTCGATACCAATATTGCGAATATAGACAATATAGAAGCAGATGGTGCGTTCCAATATAAGTTAACATTAGACTCAGGTTCAGGTTTCATATTAGGTGAAACAGTAACACAGACATTCAGTACATACTCTATGAAGGGTGAGATTACTCGTTGGAGTGACTCCGATAAAGTTATGCATGTTGCTCATGCAGGTTCAACGGACGGAACATTCAAAGAGTTTGGTACGACTAAACTTGTGACAGGGGCAACAAGTAACAAGTCTGCAACACCTACTCTCGTTGAAGAACTACAGAAAATACAGAACGATTCCCAGAATAAAATCTTTGACGACTTTGAGTCAGACTTCTTAGACTTCTCAGAGAGTAACCCATTCGGAGATATGCAATAATGTTTGGCGGTCATTTTTATCACAAGAGAGTTAGAACTGCGGTTTCCGTATTCGGTTCTCTTTTTAATAATCTTAATGTGATTAGGACTAATGCTTCTAATCAAGTTATATCTCAGGTCAAGGTTCCCCTGTCATATGCACCAAAGAAAAACTTTCTTGCGCGTATAGAAGATGGGATGGCAAATGGAGAAAGTGAGTACAAGGTAGCAATTAAACTGCCACGTATGTCATTTGAGATTACAAATATGGTATATGACGCAACTCGTCAGTTACCTAAGATGAACACTTTATCTAAGGCGATTACGAACAGTATTAATACAAGAGAAAAACTTTATTCTGCTACTCCATATAATATTTCTTTTCAACTAAACATATATGCAAAATCACAAGATGATGCTTTACAAATCGTAGAACAGATACTACCTTACTTCACACCACAATATACTGTGACCGTAAAACCCTTTGCCGATATACCGACATTACTCGAAGATGTTCCAGTAAATCTAAATAGTGTTGTGATGCAAGACAACTTTGAAGGTGCGTTAGGCGATAGAAGAACTATAGTATATTCTCTTGACTTTGATATGAAGATATTGTTACATGGTCCACTTTCAGATGATGGACAGAAAGTTATTCGTGATGTTCGTACAAACTATTTCTTACAGAGTGCTGACTCAGACGAATACCTACATACTACTAAGTTAGTTGCATCACCTAATGGAGTGAGTGCGGATAGTGACTACGGATTTACATTAACCTATTTGGATAGTGATGAAAGATAATGAGCGAAGAAAAAACGATTAAAGCGGATTACGAATATTCGCGTGATACATATTATGAGTTGATAGAAAAAGGTCGGGAGTCATTAGACTTGATGATTGAAGTTGCTCGTGAGAGCGAACACCCTCGTGCGTTCGAAGTATTATCAAACATGATCAAAGGTATCGCAGATGTAAATGGCGAACTTATGAAACTTAATATTAAAAATAAAGAAATTATTAAAGAAGAAGTTATA